TGACAAAGTATCAGCAATTTGATTTGTTGACAAACCTTGGCTTGCTAAGTTCTTAGCATCAGCAATAGCAAACTGACGCTCTGTCATTCCAACATCAGCAGTAGAGCCAGTAGCAAGATAATTGTCCAATGCGGATGCTCCATAAGAAGCAGCCCCACCAAGCAAAGCACCTTTAAGAATGTCTTGTCCTGTACCACCTGCTAATGCAGTTGTACCGCCACCAATGGTTGCTCCAGTAAGACCTGCCAATGTAGAGCCAGTAGTACCTGTTAAGCCACCAAGAAGACCTGTAAGACCTGGCAATCCAACAGTAGAAGCCGCCAAACCAACAACAGGTGCGGCAGCAGCCAATAAACCACGATCACCACCACCAGCAAAAGTACCTGAGTTGATTACTTCACCAGTTTTGATGTTTGAAGTTTGCCAGTTTGCAGGATTGTTTGGGTCTACTTTAGTTTCATAAACCATCTCTGGTAAACCAGCAATCTTTTCTTCAATGTTGTCGCCTTCAATAACAGTGCCACGAGCAGTCGGAATTGCTCTAACCAATGACTGAGCAACCGCAGGACTAGTAGCAGCCTGAGTAATCACAGGAGGCGTTACAGCTACAGTATTTGATTTTTGTACTTGCGCAATATCTTGAGGGGTGCTAGATGGCACTTCATTCTTAAACTGAGATAAAGCGTCAATAACAGATTGGTTGTAAATAGATGTGCCTTCAGCATTGGTATGCAAAGCATCTACTAACAATTTCTTGTTTTGCAGAATCTCACCTTGAGTACCAACCAAAGCAACATTAGAGTTAGCCTTGGCAACATCTTTGTAAATCTGGTCAACTTTAGGGTCAAAGTTGTTATTGATTACATCGTCAACAGACTTTGCATAAGGTGAACCAGTTAAAACAACATTAACACCTTGGTCGCCCAATGTCTTAACAATCTGATCCAAGTTATCTTTAACAACTGCCTTGTCTACACCTGTAATGAAGTCAACACCACCCGCTTGCAAAAAGACTGTAGCGTTAGGGTCAAACTGACCGCCACCCGCTAAAAATGAATTTAGTTGGTTAAGAGTGTCAGTTGTAGTTGATCCTGCAACAGCATAGTTAGCTGTCTGTTGACCAGTAGCTTCGGTTAGTTGATTCTGTAATGCTGTGTTAGAGCTATTCCAACTAGCACCTGCCATGATGTTTCCACTTAGCAAACCACCTGATTTACCACCTGTTGCCGAAGCTACATCTTGTGCAGAAATTCCATATTGAGCCATAGCTGCCTGCGTTTGCTCGGCAGTAGGATTTGTAGCTAAAAAGTTATTGATGTCAGCATACAAATCGGCAGCAGTACCGCCATTATTTAAACGCCAAGCAAGTGCATCAGAAATAGCCATATTTTTCTCCTTTTATGGCTCAACAGGCCAAGTAATATTCCAAGGGAATCCAGATTGTGCTGTTATATCACGCAAGGCTTGACGATAGGTAGCCCATACTTGTTTATCAACAGGTGCATCTGCTACTTGTGTCCAATCACACTCAGCTAACTTAGCATCACGAGTAGCACGAACATTCTTAGCCTGTTCAGCATCCTTCTGAGCCTTATAAGTAGCTTCTTGTTCAGCAGCAGTAGTAGTTACACCATCTACAACTTGGTCAATGAAGACAGGGCCTAAGATGTACTTTGTGTACCACTTACCATCAATCTGCTCAACACCAGAGGCTTGAGAGTATTGGTAAACAGTTCCACCTGATGCTTGTGCGCCTTCAAAGACTACATCAGCACCCAAAGCCTCTAAGACTTCAGTTGTAGTTGTTTCCCATGATGGGCCACTATTGGCTTTAGTGTATGCACGAAATTCACTCTCGTACATGACCTGTCCAGTTGTTCTAATTCTTACTTGCATATAAGTCCTTTAAGCAATTGCTAAAAATATGTACGTTGCAGATGATACGTTTACGTTAGTTGCTGTAACTTGATTAACAACAAATCCTGTACTATCTGTATCAATTGTGTCGTCAGTTGTAACTTCAGCAGCAGTTGTATTTAATGATAAGTGAGGGTCATTAGCTGTAACAATTCCTCGTGCTGTATCCCACACATACCAGTCACCAGTTGAGTCAGTACGCTTGATTAGAACAAACCTTGCACCACCTGTGAAGCCGCAGTTGACTTGCAGTGTTGTTCCTGTGCCTGTGTATGAGCCTACTTTTGATACACCTGCACAAGTGGCGAAAAGATAAGCCACAAAAGTATCTCCAGACAAATTGACTTCCCCGTATGTCCCAACAGTAAACACAGAAGAAGTTGGTGCTGTGTCATTCCAAATGGTTGAAAGAGTAGCTGCGGCGTTTGTTAAGTTTAGGGTCGCCAGTTTGGTTGGGCCAAGTGCACTGTGATAAACCCGCCAAGAGCCGCTGTTTGCACCTCGAACTTTTACAATCATCATCTCAGGCGCAACACCTAAATTGTGATTGATAGTCCTAGCACTTCCCGTCCCCGTATAGCAAACCTCATCAAAAAAGCTTGGGGCACGTTGAAAAGCCCAACTGATAATGCTTCCGCTTGTGTCCCAATTATTTACATACCCAGTATTTGTGGCAAAACTTATTCCGGCTCCTGATCCAGTAGATTCTGCGGTTGTGTCATTAGTTTTTAAATATACCCAGTTAGAAGCTGTGCCTCCTCTTAACCTATCAAAAACCCAAGTATCGCCCACTAAATTTTTTCCTCTTTCAATTACTAGGCTACTTGGGAAACCAGTAGTAATTGCTTTGTTAGGAGCGCCTGTGTATCCCTGAACATCAAACACACTCGTCCCACTCGTAGGCACTTTCATCGGGCCTCTACGAATGGCTATGTAGATGTAGGTTGCTGACGGGATTCCAATGTTCCAAGTGAATCCAGTTGCATTTGGGTATGCAATGTTCTGAGCCGCTTCAGCACCAGATGTATTGGCATAAAGTTGTGCGCCATTTCCTGTGACTGGCAAACCACGCATATTGTCTTCTATGTACCAGTTGCTTGTGCTGTCTGTACGTTTGACAATCACCATTTGAGGCTCATACCCAAGCGTCACAGATGCAGGATTACCACTTCCATCCATTGTTAACGACCCACACGAAATCACATTGTCTGTACCAGTCAGACCAAAGCCTCCTGCATTGTGGGCGAATAGGTAGGCAACGTAAGTGCCACCAGAAGCATTGACGTTGCTGACGCCACTTGCGCCATCACTAATATCAAACTGAGTTGATGTCGCCCGAGAAAGTTCTGGGTAACCATTGTTTCTGTTTGCGGATGCCGCAGCCGCAGTAGATTGCAAAAACATTGGGAACGTTGTGCCACGATGACTAACAACCCAATCAGAAGTTGTATCTGTTCGTTTAATGATGATGCAAGCCGGCACACTTCCAAGACTGTGATTGATTAAGCGAGAGGCCAATGTCCCATCACCCGTATAAGTCACAACATCAAAGAACTTTGGTTGCTTGCGGAATGTCCATGAGGCAACGCCATATCCGCTTTCATTTACTGTTGTATTTGTTCCAATCGTAAAACCGTTGGAGTTAAATGCAGTTAAACCTTGCGGTTCTGAAATATTGCCGTTGGTTAGATTTGATGAAACATAAGTTGTAGCACCACGCAAAGTATCCCATAAAGAATTAGATTTGTTTGTTGCTGACGCTCTTGGTTTAATCCAAACCAATCCACCTTTAGTGGATAAATCGATTCCATTGTTAATTGTTTGACTAGAGCCAGTACCAGTCCAAAGATATGTGCTGAACACATCCTCGATGTAGTTGGGAACAGCGGCTACACCACCGCCAAACCCATCATAAGAAGCTGCACCGCTAGTTGCTTGTAATGGCATAGGATTAAGCCTTAAATTGTGTGTTGCTTGCCAAGACTGTGAAAGTAGCACTACCTGTTTTTATCAAAAGATAGCGGTAACTATCAATGCCACTAGCATTACCAGCAGTAGGCGCACCACCTAACCAACGTGTTGTAACGCCAGATGTAGTGCCATCAACTTGCACAGCAGAGTTGTAGTAAGCAGTAGAACCTTGAGTCACTAAGAAAGCTACAGTCATTGACTGACCTGTAGTCATCAGAGTATTCAATGATGTACCACTAGAGCCTCTGAAGTTAACTGTCCAGTTAGCACTTGCGTTGCTTGTGTAGTACAAAACAGACTGAGTTGTAATGTCGTAGTTAATCGTACCTGTAGCTGCTGTTGCAGATACTGTAGCTACTTCTGCTGCATCGTTTAAGACAATGGCTGTTGCAGATGAAGTACCTGAGAAAGTCTGAGTAGCTGTAAAGGTCTGTGCAGAGTTGGTAACTGCTGTATTAGCGTTATAGGCTTGTACGTTAGTGCCAATAGCCAATCCAAGGAATGAACGAGCAGCAGAACCACCTGCACCCAATGTAGTCAAATCTGCATCGTATGCTTGAACATCAGTACCAATTGCCAAACCTAAGTTAGTTCTAGCAGTAGAAGCACTAGATACATCTGACAGGTTATTGGTGTTAACCAAGAAACCACCAGAGGTAAACGCTGCGCTAGTCCATGTTGAACCTGTCCATACAAACAAGTTATTAGTGGATGTATTCCAATACAAAGCACCAGTTAACAGAGCATTACCATCATTATCTACAGATGGAGCAGAAGACTTACTACCCAAGTATCTGTCATCAAATGCATCATAACTAGCAGCAGCATTAGCTTCACTAGTAGCAGCGGCTGCAGCACTAGCAGCAGCAGAAGTGGTGCTACCATACAATGTATCAATGTATGTTTTGGTTGTAGCAT